AAAAGATACGCACATATAAAGACCTTTGTGGTTTGCTGAATGATGCATGTGAGTATAGGTACTTTAATATTGTAAAGATAGCAACAATTACAGCAAGGGTGAATGAATTATTTAATGTACCAAATACAAGTGAATTAAAGTCTGATAAATATCAGGATTATGCACATATGTTTCTTTGCACGCTACATGACTTGTATTCTAATAAGTCTGATGAGTTTTTGCGCAGGAGGAGGTAGTAATGAAAATAAGAATATCAAAGATAATAAGTCGTATGCAAACTTTAACCGATTTGGAGAACTTGCTATATTGGCTAAGGGGATGGGCATGGAGCAATGATGAAAGGGTTGAAGAAATTATATCTGAAACAGATGACAATTTTAATGTGTTTGATTTTAAGGAGCTGGACCCTGATAAGGTTCAGGAGTATGTAAATGTATTGCTGCAAGCTTTAGATGACGAGTTTTTAACAGAGTTTAAGCGTTTCCTGCTTGATAATGATTATGTCAGGAACAGAGTGGTTAAGAAGATGGAAATTAAATGGGACTGGGAAGAATAAAAGGAGGAAATCATGACAAGTGAAGAAGCAATGAGAGCCAAAGAAGTATTTGAGTTGTGTTTGCAAATAAACATTTTGAAAAAACGAGAAGTGTTTTTTGAAACAAGACCCGATTTTAAAGTAGCAAGTGTAAGAATATTTACACCACACTGGGAGCCGGGAATGGAAGGTGAGGACTGTAGCTGTTATCTAAATGATATAGACTTTTGCCATCTAAGGCATAGAAATAATACTCAAAAAACAATTAAAAGATTAAAAGAAATACTTAAGGAGGATATGAGTCATGATGTTAAAGGAATTGTTAGATTTTATGCAGATTGATGACAGAAAAGTTATTCACATAGCATATAGTGAATTAGATGATTGTGTGGCTCTTTCAGTAACAATCAAAAAGCAGAATAAACAATTAAATGTACCTGATTTTATGAAGAAATCAGGACACTATAAGGAGTTGGCATGATAGGAAATACGAGACAGACAAGTATAACTACAAGGGAAATAATGCAAACTGTCAAACTAGGTGACAAGTTTCATTATCTGTATCCTGACCCTTCGGAAAAATCTGTCGGCAAGGGAACGAAAAAGATAAAGGTCCTTGTGAAAGTAATGAAGTTGTTTCCGAATTTAATTGAGGTTAGGGAGATAGAAACTAATAAAAAAATGTATCTAAGCTGTGCTGATTTATTACTGGATACAGATATAAAAAGCCTGCAACCATTTCAGGAAGACAGGCTAAATGAAAAATAACAAAAATCAAAATAAATATAACATAAAGGAGCAGAAATGAAAATAACAAAAATCAAAATTAAAAACTTATTTGGAATTAAGGAGTACGAAACAGATGGAAAAGACATAGAGCTTTTAGGCAAAAACGGAGTTGGAAAAACATCCGTCATAGACGCTATAAGATACGCCCTGACAAACAAATCTGACAGAGAGTACATTGTCAGAAATGGCGAGAATGAGGGCGAAATACTTATAGAGACGGATAACAATATAAAGATAAGCAGGAAGAAAAGAACTGAACAGGTAGATTATAAGTCTATCAAAAAAGATGGCAGGGAAGTGGGCAGTCCTGAGAGTTTCTTAAGAGATATTTTTACGCCTTTGCAGCTATCACCGGTTGAATTTATGGAGATGGACAGGAAAAAAACAAAACGCAATCATCTTGGACATGATCCAGTACGACTGGGATATGAATAAGATAAAGGAGTGGTTCGGGGAGATACCGTCATGGGTATCTTACGAACAGAATATCCTTGCTGTACTTAATGATATTCAATCCGAAGACGGCGAGTATTTCCAAGAAAGGCAGAATATAAACAGGGATATCAGGAATAAGCTTGCCTTTATTGAGGAAATTGCAGAGTCAATTCCTGCTGGATATGAGGCGGACAAGTGGGAAAATGCAAGCGTGGGAGATATTTACAGAGATATCGAAAAGATAAGGAAAGACAATGAAAACATCTATAAGGCTAAAGCTTTCATAGAAAACAGAGATAATAAAATAAGGTCTTATGAGGCTGAAAAAGAGATTGAGATAAGCAGTATAGACAGGGAGTTTTCCGCCGCCCGCTCAAGGCTTACGGAGCAAATAGCCAAGCTGAAAGAGCAGATAGAGTCTTGTAATAAAGAGCTGTCAGGCTTGGACAGCAAAAAGCAGGATAAAATAGCTTTAGCGGAAGAAAAGTACAAAGCTAATATCGCTAAGTATGAGTCTGCCTATGAACAATACAAAGAATACGCAGGGCTTGAGGAAAAAAGTACCGCAGAACTTGAAGACAGAGCAGCTTACATTGAAGACATGAAAGGTCATATCAACGAGTATAGGAGAATGGAAAGCCTGCAAAATGAGGTCGAGGATTTAAAAGCTAAGTCAAGGGACCTTACCAGCAAGATTGGAAAGGCAAGGGAGTTGCCGGGAGAAATACTCCAAAAGGCGGTCATACCTATCAAAGGACTAACCGTTAAAGACGGAGTACCACTTATAAATGGATTGCCCGTAAGCAATCTGTCAGAGGGTGAAAAGCTGGATCTATGTATTGATGTAGCAATAGAGAAACCGAATGGCTTGCAAATCGTGCTTATAGATGGAGTGGAAAAGCTTGCTACAAGCATGAGAGAAGCTCTTTATAAGAAGTGTAAGGAAAAGAACTTACAATTTATAGCAACGAGAACGACAGATGATGAGGATCTAACCATCATAGAACTGTAGGAGGAAGAATGGAAGAAAACAAAGTGATAGAAAATACAGAAGTAATTATATCTGAAGAAGCTGTGCCGGTAGAGCCAACTACTGGCATGGTAGTAAGTAGCAACGACATGATACAAGCGGCAGTTTCTGTAAACACTTTTGCCAATAGAAAGAACTTTCAGGAAGTTTTTGACATCGGAAAAATGCTAGCAGTATCTAATCTAGTTCCAGAGACTTATAGGGGTAAGCCGCAGGACTGTGCTATAGCGATTGATATGGCTAATCGCATGGGCGTAAGTCCAATGATGGTCATGCAGAACCTTTATGTTGTAAAGGGCAAGCCATCATGGAGCGGACAAGCTTGTACGGCTTTGATAAAAGCGAGCGGAGAGTTTAAGAATGTAAGCCCGGAATATGTCGGAGAAGTCGGAACGGACACGAGGGGCTGTTATATAAGTGCAACAAGGGTAAGCGATGGCAAGACCATAGCCGGTCCGCTTGTTGACATGAAGATGGTTAAAGCCGAAGGGTGGAGCAGCAACAAGAAGTGGCAGACAATGCCCGAACTTATGCTTGCTTACAGAGCAGCAGCCTTTTTCGCAAGAATATATATCCCTAATGCCCTAATGGGATGTCATATTGAGGGTGAAGCGGAAGATATAACAGCAGGCTCAAATACCTCAAAGAGCGAGGCTGTAGATCCATTTACAAATAAAAGTTCGGAGGTAAAAAAGTGATTCTAACCGCAGAAAATTATTACAGCAAGGAGGCTGACAGGGAATACTTGTCAGTTTCCCAATATAAAAGCTTTATAGGTTCAGCTGGAATAGAAGGCTGTGAAGCTAAAGCCTTGGCAAAGCTTAACGGTGTATGGACAGATGAAAAAAGCATAGCCTTACTTGTTGGATCTTATGTGGATAGCCATTTCGAGGGTACTCTGCCGCTTTTTAAGGCTCAAAACCCTGAAATATTTACAAAGCAAGGAAGCTTAAAAGCTGAATATAAAAGAGCTGAGGATATAATAAATAGAATTGAGCGTGATGAGTACTTTATGAAGTACATGTCAGGCGAAAAACAAGTGATAATGACCGGCGTGATAGCTGGTGTTAAGTGGAAGATAAAGATGGACAGTTATCTTCCGGATATTTGTATTACGGACATGAAAATAGTGGAGAGCATAAGGAAGAAGTTCTTCGCTAAGGGCAAAAAAATGCAATTTATTGAAAACTGGGGCTATGACATACAAGGAGCAGTTTATCAAGAAGTTGTAAGGCAAAATACAGGCAAACGATTGCCTTTTTATGTAAATGCCGCAAGCAAAGAGAAAGAAACGGATATAGAAATCATACAAATTGAAGACTATATTCTTGATGAAAAGTTGTTCGAAGTTGAGAACAACACAGACAGAATTATGTTGTTAAAATCCGGGCTAGAAGTGCCGAAAAGGTGTGAAAAATGTGATTATTGTAAGCACACAAAAGTACTTACAAAGCCTATTTTGTCGACAGATTTATTAATGGAGGTGTTTAATGAATAGTGTGCAGTTAATAGGGAGATTAACAAGAGATCCTGAAATTAGGTACAGCAATGGGGAAACTGCTATGGCTATAGCAAGATTTACCGTTGCTGTAGACAGGAGAGTAAAGAGAGACAGCGAAAACAATGCAGACTTTATTAACTGTATTGCTTTTGGCAAGACTGGTGAAGTGGTAGAGAAGTACTTCAGAAAAGGGCAGAGAATAGCCCTGAACGGTCGGATACAGACTGGCAGCTATACAAACAATGAAGGGCAAAAGGTATATACGACCGATGTAATTGCTGAGAATATTGAGTTTGTAGAAAGTAAGAACAGTACATCCGGTTATGATAGTAGCAGTAGACCAGATCCATCACAGGCGAGTGTAGATGGCTTTATGAATATACCTGACAATGTAGACGATCAGGGTCTGCCTTTTAATTAGGAGGTGCAGATGATTATTCAAGTAGACAGTCGGGAAAAGCAAAAGGCTATCACTAGAATTCTGTCGGAATTTGAAAAACAAGGAATTAAGTATATATCTTCAAAATTATACATAGCTGACTATATGTCTTATGACAATCCTCGGCTTGTAATTGACCGTAAACAGAATTTAGCAGAGTTGTGCGGCAATGTCTGTCAGCAGCACAAAAGGTTCAGAAACGAGCTTTTGAGAGCACAAGAAAACGGCATAAAACTTATTATTTTGTGCTAGCAGGGCGGACAAATAAGAGCCTTGGAAGATGTTCACAAATGGCAAAATCCAAGGCGAAAACAAAGAGTCTATAATCCAACCATAGGGCATTGGGTAGAGTATGAAACGAATGCTATGACGGGTGAAAAGTTACAAAAAGTACTAACCACAATGCAAGAAAAATACGGCTGTGAGTTTCTTTTTTGTAGCAAAGAAAACACAGGAAAACGGATTATAGAAATCCTGTCAGGAGGCTCAGGCGATGACTCTTCAAGAAATAAAACAACAATACAGAATGATTGACATTTTGAATAAATATGCAATCAAGGTGAATAGGGGCGGTTTTATATGCTGCCCCTTCCATAACGAAAAAACGCCATCAATGAAAATATATGACCGAACTTTTCATTGTTTCGGGTGTGGTGCTCATGGTGATGTAATTAATTTTGAACAAAAATATAATAATATTGATTTTCAGTCTGCTTTTAAGCTACTAGGCGGTACTACAAGCGAATTAAGTGTAGGTCAGAAAATGGCTATGTACAAAGCTCAAAAGAAAAGAGAAACTGAAAAGAATAAAAAACAAAGAGAAACACAGAGAGATGAAAAAGATGAGGAAATAGCAAGGCGGTATAAAATCATGTTAAAAAACGCTGAGAAACTGTCAGACGACTGGGCTACTGCATACAATAAACTTCAATATTTATACAACAAATATGCCTGCAAAAATGGTTGGGATGATTGGGGAACGGAGGATTTTGAAAGATGGTTAAACTGGATAGATTAGATGCCGAAAGCATACTGTCTGAAGAAATCTTTGAAGATATTTTTGATGAAGCAGACGAATTGGCAAGGGAAAGGCTTGTACAATCTATAAGGGTAAGAGCGGAACAACTTAGAGTGCTTGCATCATTTAACAGGCTATATAGGATATATAAAAAGATAATAGATGGAGCGAAAAAGAAAGTAAGTAAGTTTACATCGAATAATATGACTGAATTTTCAGGACCGTATAAAAGTATGAATTGTAGGGGGTGGATTGCAACTGATGAAGGTATATATGTATACAATCCCTCTACAGGATATTCCGATATTTTAGCCTGTTATCATCCTATACTTCCGATTGAGCGATTTAAAAACCTTGAAACAGGAGAGGAACAAATAAAAATAGCTTATAAAAGAAATTTTAAGTGGGAAGAGATAATAGTACCTAAATCCACTATAGCATCCGCAAGTAAAATAGTAGGCTTGTCAAGTCGAGGAATTGCAGTAACAAGCGAAAATGCTAAATATCTTGTGAGATATCTTTCAGATGTAGAAAATGCAAATGAGGATATTATAAAAGTGCAAGAGTCTTCAAGCAAATTGGGGTGGATAAAAGATGTATTTTTGCCATACAACACCAGTATAGCATTTGATGGCGATGCAAGGTATAAGCAAATATATCAGAGCGTACAGCAAGAAGGAAACCGTGAAAAATGGTATGGCTTTATGAAAAAACTAAGGAAAGAGGCAAAAGTACCGCTTAGATTATTGTTGGCGGCATCTTTTGCAAGTGTTCTTATAAAGTTAGTTGATGGCTTGCCTTTTTTCATAGACTTATGGGGCAAATCAGGAACCGGAAAAACAGTAGCCTTAATGGTTGCCGCTTCTATTTGGGCAAATCCAGGCAAAGGAATGTATATAAAGGACTATGAGAGTACGGACGTGGGATTTGAGGCTTTAAGTGATTTCCTTAATAATTTGCCACTCATTTTGGATGATACAAGCAAAAAAAGTAAGATTACTGAAAAGGATTTTGAAAAGATAGTGTATGCATTGTGTTCCGGGAAGGGAAAAACAAGGTCGACTAAGGAACTTGGACTCAACCAAGAAAAACACTGGGAGAATTGCATACTTACTACCGGAGAGCATCCATTAAGGTCTTATGTACAGCAAAGTGGAGCTATAAATAGAATTATAGAAGTGGAATGTAATGACAATATTTTTTCTAATGTTCTTGAAGCTATAGAAGTTACGAAGTTTAACTACGGCTTTGCAGGAAAAGACTTTGTAGAGCTTATAGGTAAATTTGGAGTAGATGCAATAAGAGAAATTCAAAAGGATTTCTTAAAAAAACTATCTATAGATGATGAAGTACAAAAGCAAAGCCTGTCATTGTCTATAGTTTTGACGGCTGACAAAATAATATCTGAACACTTATTTCAAGATAATATCACTGTAAGCATTTCAGAGGCAAAAGAATATATAGTTGAACGTGAAAATCTGTCAGAAGGTGAACGCTGCTATAAGTTTTTATTAGACAAGATAGAGATGAACCCCTCGAGGTTTAATGATGAAAACAATGTCGAGCAGTGGGGCATACTAGACAAGGGGCCAAACGGAGAAAACATGGCATTTATAATTCCAGCTGCCTTTACATTTATGTGTAACTCTGGGGGATTTAATGAGTCGTCTTTTATGTCTTGGGCTAAAGATAATAATTGTATATTGGTTGATGAAAAAGGCGGTAAGACTACGAGAATTAAGCGTATAAAAGGAAAAGTAAAGAGGTGTGTGTGGCTTAAGATTTTGGAAGATGAAGAGTTTGAGAAAGCGGAACAAAGTGAATTTAAGTCTATTAAAGAAGTATATCAGGAGGAATTACCGTTCAAATAGTAACACCTTGTAACATGCCTAGGGTTACACAAGAACACCCTATTTTAGGGGGTTAGAGGGGTGTGAAAGTGGTGTAACACATGTAACACGAAAAAACATATATATATATATATAGAAAAATAAAAATAAAAAAATGAAATTTACTATTTTTTTCTTTCTATATAGGGAATATCAAAATCGGTGTTACAGTGTTACAACAGCCTACAAACCCAATAAAATCAATGCTTTGCAGAGTTACACCCTTAGTGTTACAAGGTGTTATAAGTGTTACTTTTTAGTAAAAACAAGGGGTATATATGGAATATTCGACAATAGATAATGAAAAATTAACCTATTTCATGAACAAAATATACAATCAGTGGTTCGTGAAGTGGCGAGATGTACCAATGCCTTTAAGCCGTGAACAGGCTCAGCAGCTTGTTGATGAGTCTGTCGAGATAGCTGAAGAGGGCAAAGACTATAGCATAGTAACGGAATTGTTAAAATTGTTTCACAATGAGCTTAATGAAAGAGACAAGCAAACAAACTGTGAATAGCAAACAGAAAAGGAGAATAGAAAATGAAAGATTTAGATTTTCAAGATTGGGCGGTAAATGAAATAGGCAATCATTACGGATTACCACTTCAAAAAGGTAAAGCTATTGAGGAATTGGGGGAACTTATAGTCGCTTTACAGAAAGACATATTAAGCTCTGTTATATCAAGCGATAACGACAATACACTGTCTGATGAGATAGTAGATGAAATAGCAGATGTAACAATAGTACTAAAACAACTCAGCAGGGCAGACCTCAGGTGGGCAAATCTCAGATATGCACATCTAAGATGTGCAGACCTTAGAGGTGCAAACCTCAGATGTGCAGACCTTAGAGGTGCAGATTTTAGAGGTGCAACTCTAAGAATGGCAGATCTTGGAGAGACAGACCTTAGAGAGGCAAGCTTCATAGGGGTGGACCTTAGAGAGGTAGGTCTCAGATGGGCAATTCTCAGATACGCAAGTCTTAAAGGTGTAGATCTTAAGGGAGCAGATCTCAGGGGAGCAGACTTATATAATCCAATTGCCTGTCCTGAAAAAGGTAGCTTTATAGGGTGGAAAAAAGCAAATGGGCACATAGTGGAGCTTGAAATTTTGAGTAATGCAAAACGATCAAGTGCAATTGGCAGAAAGTGCAGATGCGACAAAGCTAAGGTGGTGGCTATAGAGGAAAAAGATGGTTCAGAAAGCTATATTACAGAAGTTAACTCAAATTATGATAAGACTTTCATCTATAGAGTTGGAGAAGTAGTGACAGTTGATGATTTTGATGATGACAGGTGGAACGAATGTGCGCCGGGAATACATTTTTTCATAACTAGAGAAGAAGCGGTAAGATACCCGTAATAAAAGAGGCTTGGAGGTGGAGTAATGGCACTGTACGATGTAACAGCACGATTAAATATTGATAGTCTTATTTACTTAGATGAAAGCGATTTTGAAAGTGAAGAAGAAATGAAAGAAGCGATATACGAGTATATTTTGGAATCTCTATATTGCAGTTGGACTAAATTAGAGGAGTAAAGATGATTGATATAAAGGATTTGAAGGTAGGGCAGACTTTGTATCTTGTGCAAAAGGGGTACGAGAATAATACTCACAAAAGAGAGTTAGATAAAATCAGCAAGGCAGAAGTTATAAAAGTTGGAAGAAGGTATGTGACTGTAGACACAGATATAACTACTGAAATCTTTGACTCTCAAGAAGACTTTAAGATTTGTCACAGTTACAAACGGATGAAACAGGGTCTTTATCTCAGTGAAAAAGACTACTTTGATGAACTTACAATGGCAGATTTACTGAAAAAGATAAGAGATTTTTTCAGTTACAGCGGTAAGCAATGTGATCTGTTAAGACTTGAAGATTTGGAAACTATAAACGAAATTATCAAAAAGTATCAGGAGAGGCAGTGCAGATTTTAAAACCTAAAGTAGATGTAAGGGAGTTTGAAAGGTTTGGTTTCAAGCCGTGCAAAGGTATTGCGAAAGAAGATCAATGTTATTATTTGTGTGTTGCGAGAGGCGTGAAAATGTTATTTGTAAGCCCTGTTATGTTTGATATTCAAGATTGGGAAGACAACGATCCAAGGATACACAGTAAACCAAACTGTAAGTATAGAGATCATCGCACTGCAATAGATATTTTATGTAAATTGATAAAGGCTGATATGTTAGATTGGGAGGAGTAAGAATGATAGATAAAGAACGCGGTGAGATGATAGTGAAGGCTGTAGCTGTACAGAGATGTACAGCAAACATAGACATGCACAACGAATGGATTTGCCATATAACTGAGAAACTGGAAAAGCTAGATGTTATAAAACTTCACTGTATAAAAATTTCGGGATACACTGAAGAGGAGGGAGATACAGATGTTGATATTCCTTTAAGCATAGAGGAAGAGGTAATA